ATACGGTATAAAAAGTTAAACTCAAAAGCCCACCGAAAGGTGGGCTTTTTTATTGCTATAATGCTATATATGTCTATATTTATAGTATATGCATATATTGTTAAAAGATCTATTGAAGGAAGAAGAAGAAAAAAGTGCTCTGCAAGTTCAATTGTATGTGGATATGGATGGAGTTTTGGTTGATATGGACGCTGGATTTAAGGAACTTTCAGATGGATTGGCTCCAAGAGAATATGAAGAAAAGAACGGAAAGAGTTCATTCTGGAAACTAATTTCAAGTAAGCCAAATTTTTGGATTGATTTGAAACCGATGCCAGATGCTAAAATTCTATGGGATTTTATCAAAGAGAACTTCAAGAACCCACCTCCGGTTATTTTAAGTGCAGGTCAAGGCAGCAGCATTGTTCAACAAAAAACTGCATGGATTCGCAAGCATATTGATCCAACTGTGAAAGTTATTATTGCTTCTGCTGGTTCAAAAAAGCCAGAATATGTTCTAAAAACACCAGTTCGTGTTACTCATGTTTTATTAGATGACACTCAAAAGAATATAGATGTTTGGGATAATGTTGCATTGCATCGTATTGCTATATTGCACACCGACGCTTCAAGTAGCATCAAAAAATTGCAACCATTTGTGATCGAATGAAGTATCCTTTATATCGCAATACTCTTTGTCCAAAACTTTGGAACGTCAATGAAGACGGCATAAAGATTGATGATGCAGTTCGCAAAGGATTGTTAAAAATCGCGCAAGATTTTGTGGTTAATCTCAAGACAGAAAATAATATAGATATAAAGATACATGATATTGTTATCATTGGCAGCATAACCAATTATAATTGGACAGATTATAGCGACATTGACTTGCATGTTGTTACAGATTTTAAAGATTTAGATATGACAGCAGATGATGCTCAAACATTATTTGATGCTATAAAAGTGGGTTGGAACAACAAACACAACATAACCATGAAAGGTCATGATGTTGAAATATATGTTCAAGACACAGCGCATGTGCCTACTTCAGCCAGTTCATATAGTGTGTTGAAAAATGATTGGATACAAGAGCCTGTTAAAGAAAGTCCAACTTTCAATAAAGAACTTATAAAAAAGAAGTATAAAGAATACAAGAAGAAAATAACAACACTATTATCAAAACATGATGAAACTGCTCTAAAGAGTCTGTTGGACAAGCTTTATAAGTATCGTCAATCTGGTTTGGACAAAGGTGGTGAATTGAGTGAAGAAAATATAGTATTCAAGATTATTCGTGCATATGGATATTTGGATAAAATCAAAGACAATATAGCCAAGAACTATGATAAAAAAATGAGCGTTAAAGAAGCCGAATCAAATTATAAACAAAACTAATTATTATGAAAAAATCAGAATTGAAGGCATTAATAAAAGAAGTTGTTGAAGAAATTGCATTGAACAAAAGCGAATATGAATCGGCGGTGGATGGTGTTGTGGATGAGATATATCGTTACACACTAAAATATAAAAAATATCCAGATATAAATCCAAGTTTAGAAAAACTGGTTGGTAGATTCAATATTGATATTGAACAAGCATATTCTGATGTTGCCAGAGGATTTCACCAAATGATACAGGAGGCACTGAAAGAAAATGCAGTACCAAACGACGCTGATACAAAAGATCAAGTTCACGTGTTTGACTTTGATGATACTCTTGGCATCACCGACAATCCAAATGGAATTATGCTATACAAAGATGGACAACCGGCACATAAAGATGTTAACACATCTATGCAATGGGTGCGTGCTGCTGGCCTAGAAAAACATCTAGTGCCACCAAGAGGAAAATCTTCATCTATCATAATGTCTACAGATCCAAAACGTCAGGGGGCTATTTTCTATGTAGATTCTTCTGGACTGGCAAGGGTGACTAAACTAAAAACCGTGGTATATGATCCATCAAAAGGAGAACCAAATATACCAAATCAAGGTGAAGTTGCGTTGATAGATTTTACACCATCAAGTGACGTAGATTTGTCTACCACAAAACCAATCAAGTCAACTATAGACAAGCTGAAATCACTCAATTCAACTGGGGCAAAAACCGCAGTTATGACTGCCAGACAGGGTAGTGGAGGTGCAACCGGTCTTGATGGTAAAACATTGAATGTAACAAACGAAAAAGACATACAGAAATTCTTGGCATCAAAAGGTGCAGCTCCCAACTCTGGAATAGTCGGAGTTAAGGGAAAAGACAAAGGTGAAGAAATAGAAAAAAAGTTTATATCTAGCCAAAAAGACAATCCTCCTAAAGAAATTCACTTTTATGACGATTCTTCAAATAATACCATCAATGTATCAAGGCTTGGTGGGAAAATTCCATCTGAACTTTACATTTATGGACCCGGTCATTTTTCGGATGGAAGTGTAAATCCAAATACTCCAAACCAATCTTTTTCTGAAAAAGATGCAGACAAAAAAGAAGATGAAAAAAAGAGAGTTTCTGAGGTCGTTAGAAAGATGGTGCGCGAAGAAATCCGAAGAAAAAACAGAAACGGTTGACAATTAAAAAGCCCCGATTTCTCGGGGCTTCTTTTTTAAGTGAATTATTTCTTCACGAACTTATTGCTTCTTTTTACCAGCGGGAGGAGGCGGCAACTTTGCTGCATCTTCTGGGGTAATCTTTGCTCGTTCTTCTTTGTCCAACTTACCATCCTTGTTGGTGTCATACTTGGCAACGATTGCTTTTTGCTCATCGGTCAGTGGCGGGCGTTCTTTCTTTTCTGCGGCTACAACTGACAATGCTGATACTAGTGCTAGTAGGATATACTTTTTCATATTTTTCTTTTGTTGCATCAACCATTATTAGTTGACAATATATAGTGTTATCTTATTAGTTGGTATAGTCAACACTATTTGCACTATATTAGCTTATTTATTCTTTCCATTCTCCAATTCGCTTCAATTCTTTTTCAATAAGAAACCAATCTTCACTTCCAGAAAATCCGGCTTTGTCATCTAAAATCACATTGGCATAAAACTTTTTGCTAAAGTCGCACAATGCGTCGTTTGGACATTCTGGATTGCAGTTTACATGTTTGAAATATACATTATGTTTTTCAAGATTGTCCAATACTTTACTGGCAGGACCGACATGGCTACTTGTCCATAATATCAAAGATATATCTTCACGCTTGCTCCATTGCTGCAATACTTTGATTGCATTTGGCATATAACCCGCACCATCATTATTTAAGTTATATTTACCTTCTAATATAACATCATGCACATCCACGGCAATGAAAATTTTCTGCCAACGACGTTTGGCTTTTTCTGTGAAAGATTTTTCTATATTGAATATAGTCATATATGCACACTATTCATAAATCATGAAATGTCAAACTGTTTTAGGTTTCCATATCCACTTTGAATGACCACAGTCCCAAATCCTATCAAACCCATTGGCTTTCATATTTTCCCATTCGGACAATGACTCATCAAATTTTTGTAATTTTTTCTTTAGTTTGGATTTTTGAAACATTTGACGATTGAATAATGTGCTAAAATCCGGAGATACATAATGATATCCTTGTGCAGTATTTCCAACAAACTCCATACCAAGTTTATTATATATATCTCCTGTAAAAATTCGTCTATCAGAATAACTTACCACGCTATTTGGTTTATAATCTTCTAAAAATACACTGAATAATTTACTGGCACCACCAAGTATTCGTGTATTGAGTGAATTGCAAAATCTTGATATTTCCCATTCTATTTTCTTATCAAATCTACTCTTACAAAATGTCATGAGGCTTACAAGAGAATCTTTATAGTATAATCCATAAGCCACACTACAACGGTCGTCGCCTTGTATATGACAATTATTCAAGAAATCTCGCTTGCTGTTTTTATCAACTTTTTTGATTTCACATTCTCTGCCATATATTTTTGCCATTGAACCGCCCAAACTTTGACGAATAATAGATTTAACAATGTTTGTTTTGTGCTTCCATTCATTCTCAAAAATATGAATTAATCGTATATTTTTCTCTGCACATTTTGTTGTTTTATCCAAATGATAGTTTTTACTCATTCTGACTTGACCTTCTCTGTGCCAATACAATCCATTATATTCAATAGCAAAGTTTAATTCTGGTATATAAAAATCAAGTTCTTTACCTTCTAATATAGTTCGGTTATGTCTTGACACAGTTTTTCCATTTAGTTCAGACACCAAAAACTCGTGCAATGATGTTTCGGCAGTGATTTTTCTTTCTGGATAACACAGCTCACAAAATACATCTGTGGGAACATATACAGTAGAATCAAATCCGCCATTGCATTTCTTGCACTTAAAGTTGTATTTTTTAGAAAAATGATAACCATCATATTCTTCCGGTTTTATTAACCATTCTATCTGTTGATCAGTAAAATATGCACAAAGTTTTTCATAATGATTTTCTTGTTTTACTTTACTTCTGCGATCTATAACTTCACGAGATTTTCCTGGATTATCCACTCCATATTTTTTCATCCAACCATCTATTATCTTTTCTCGTAATGGACTGTCTTTTTGTAGAATATTTTCAACTCCATAGTTTATCATATTGGTTCGCTTAGACTTGTCGTTGATAGATTTTACTTGTTGAGCAAACTCTTTACCATACTTTGCCTTCATGCTGATCTTGAGGTTTTCTACAACACTTGGTGTCTGCATAGGATGTTCCACACCGTATTTTAGCAACGAAGTTTGCTTTTGAGATTCTATCATTTTTAGCAGCACTTCTGGGTCTTTGTTGGCACATGACTTACAACAATATTTTTGTATATTTCGTTTGACCCATTTCACTTGAAAATCCTTCATGCATGTCTTGCAAAGCATGTTTGTGTGTACTGGATTTTTCTTGGGTCTTGCCATAAGTGTATTTGAGTTCGTATGCAGTATAGTATTATATATCTTATATGTAAAGAAAATATTTCATTGACAGCCATTTATTTATTATTAGTGAAAACTCACAGTAAACAATCAATCGGAGAAACATAATTATGGCAGAACTATTAAGTGCAAATGAAATATTCTTTACGAGCTTTGAACCAAAAGTTCAGAACCGTTTTATCATGAACATCGACGGCATCCCAGCATATCTTATCAAAACTGCTGCTCGTCCAAGTATCACAAATGGAACAATCAAACTTGACCATATCAACACATATCGCAAGCTAAAAGGCAAGAGCGAATGGCAAGACATTGCAATTTCTTTATATGACCCAATCGTTCCATCTGCTGCACAAGCATGTATGGAGTGGGTTCGTTTGGCACATGAATCTGTCACAGGTCGTAACGGATATGCTGATTTTTACAAGAAAGATGTTAACATCGACGTTCTTGGACCAGTAGGTGACAAAGTTGAACAATGGCAACTGAAGGGGTGCTTTCCATCCACCGTTGATTTCAATGGTGCTGGTTTGGATTGGAGTGCAAACGAAGCATTGACCATCAGCATGACATTGACAATGGATTATTGTATCTTGCAATATTAATATAATAAGTCAAAGTTTAATTCTGCACATGAAAACCACCGATGAATCGGTGGTTTTCTTTTTTACATATATTTTGTTCTTGACCTGTGTTCATATCTGACTATACAATCTTGCTTATGAGCATCACAAATCACACAATAGATGCAAACACTGTATAACTTAATCACACTCTTTTATAAACTTATTGATATTTATATATACTTAATAATAAGAATAGAAAATCTATGAATAAAGTTCAATTGAAACAACTGGTAAGACAAATAGTAAAAGAAGCAATTGGATTGGGAGTTGCTGAAACTAATATACAAGAATCTGCTCCACCAAATTTTCCAGCTGCTCTTGAAAAGAAGTTGTTGAATCAATATAAAGATGTTCCACAAAAAGCTTATGCCACAATGTGGAAGATGCATAATGCTAAAAATGAAGGTAATCAGCGTGTTTGTGAAATGTGGGCTGCTTGGGAATCTAAGGGAATGAATGAAGAACATGATGAAACAGACATGAATAATCCAGAAGAAAAGCGTGAA